GCGTTCCAACTGTTCCCCTTAGTGTCGGTCGCGGACGCGGCAACTTTGCCGTTTGCGCCCGCGCAACACACAACAACAATGTTGCCTGCGGTCGCGGTGAACGCACCGATAGCTGAGGATGTTGTTTCTGTTAGACCGGAGAACGTCGCGAGGGATGTTGGTGCGCTAATCGTTGACATGTATTATCTCACTCAAACATGCTATATAAACTATCATCTTATATTTAGTGAGAGAAAATGTATCATATGTAGTCCACTCTCCCTCACATTATGTGATCATGATGCTTTTTTTCTTAGACTTCCTGTAAATTAATAAATGATATGGAATCACACGCTGAAGTTCCTGTTAAAAAAATAATTCTAGAGGCTGTTATAACAAGGGCTGACGGAACGAAAGAGAATCTTGGGACTATTGCTAAGTGGGAAAATAGGGAGTTTCTACTCAAAAGAATTGTAAGGAGAATTTTTAGATGACTACCACGACAACAAATAAGGGCAAGAATATAATTACTGATAGACTCCAGACGACCCCCGCTACCTATACGGCAAATGGTCCAAAGTACGTTGCCTTTGGGGGAAGCTCAGGCGGAAGCGCCTCGAATACGAACTTACAAGCTCAACTGGGTGGAAAATCAAACGGAGCAGAAACTTTAGTTACAACGACTCAGACCAACGACACCTATCAGGTTGTTGCCACTCTGACAGCATCGGGATCATGGGCGATCACTGAATCTGGTCTATTTTATGGGGCAGCCTCGGGAACGAACGATCTTTTTGCCTACTCGGACTTCTCCGTTGTTAACCTTTCGGCCTCAGATAGCATCCAATTTACCTGGAAGGTTCAATTCACATAGGTCGTATTTATCTTTGACAGAAGTAATCGGGGGCCATTTGGCCCCCTTTCTTTTCTATACCTTTTCTGACCAGTTAAAATAGTCTCTAGAGAAATCTAGAAATTCTGGAGCATAGATCTCTATTATTCCTAGGGTCACAGCCTCTTCTGGAATCTCAGCCCGATCAGCGGCTATCTTAATTACCTTCTCTATTGTCATCTATTACTTTCTAGACCACGGTAGGTATTCCTATAGACATATTCTCTCCAAACTCTATCTTCGTATGCCATCTATCGTTTGAATCAAGCACGATACTCGAAAAGTATTGCGCTTTTCTAGATATTGACTTAGATAGATCAATATGGACCTTGAATCCGAGCTTCCTAGCCTTGTGGCAGAAGTATAGGTCCTCGGGAATGATGTTGTTTCCCATAAGACCCTCCTCAAAATAAGGAGCCTCCATCTCATCAAAGACTCTTCTTCTAATAAGGGCACTAACCATGCTGACAGCAACTACTTCTTTAATACCCCGGTCGGAACTAGAAAGATCTATTGGGATATGAGTCTGACTCTCATCTATTCTTGAATAAGCGAGTGGCCTCCATGGAGAGGCGTTCTCGCAAACAAGAGGAGACACTATGTCTAAATCAAGTTCTAATAGACTTCGGATGAGATCTAGGTCGTAATCTGCATCCCGTTTGGTAAAATAGATCCACTCTCCCACGGAATCACTAACCAGACTATTTCTAGTCTCCTGATTAAATGAGTCATATTCAACTGTTTCTAAAATACCTCCACTCAGATCGAAAAGAGTAGTCGAATAGGACTCTCCTTCATCAGAGTAGCTGACAATAGTCCCCTCGGGCTTTCTAGCCATCGATCTTCCTTCTTGGACTGGGGCACATTGCTGTCCAGACATCTGTTCTACTCGACTCAATTCTGCCATCTTCTGAACTCACCCATATATGATCAACATAATCATTGAAATGAAAAGATACATGGACGAGATTCTCTATTGTTGAGTCTCCAAACAGATTATCCACATTAATATCATACTGAACTCCATAATACTCCGGATCCTTATCTTGACTCAACCAACATACAGAATCTGATGGGAATACTATCGGATTATCTTGATCATCTAGAAGTCCCAGACCTTCAATGTGAAGCTCATTCTCTTCTAGGTAAGCGCACAGACGCGGCCACGGAAGCCTCTCTCCCGGCAGTTCTACCCAGGGAACTACTCCTTCTGTCGCTAACTCTCCATTACTTAATTGAGCCTTCCATCTTATCATAGATGGAATTGTAGCATAAAAAAAGAAGACCGTCAAGGTCTTCTTTTTAAAATCTCATTAAGAAGTTTCTTATATATAAGTTAGAGACATTTTTATCGAGCCAGATTTTGCCCCAGGAGATGTCGGAGACGCACTTATCGCCACATAGAAATCATGAGTTGTTGATGCTCCAGCTTGATCATTTAAAACTAAGGCTGAGCCTGATCCATTTGCTTCTATCCAAGCTGAGTCTCCGACCTCCGCTGCCTTAAAGGTGATTCCCTGCATCGGAGTGGAATCTGTCACTCCGTCATAAGCAAATAGGGTTGTTGATGACGTTGCTACTGCTGACCCATTCGTGAATTGGAACTTAAACGGTACCTGGCTAGAAGTTACTCCGCTTAGAGTCGTTGAGCCACCTCCATTAATAGAAACAGTGCTGTTCGTGACATATTTCGTATTATTCAGGGCCGAAGTTGTATCTCTCTGAGCATCATTCGCGGTAGAAATATGAGTACTGTCTTGATATTGTCCAGAGACTACATTGAGTCCGAACGATGTGCCATTAAACCAGATGTGATCTGTCGCAGCTAATTGAAGGGTTGTTCCATTTTGAAGAACACCGTATACATTCCATGAAGCCATTTATTCTCCCTATCCTCCGCTGGAAACTTCCCAGCCAGCGACGCAATTGATGTTATTTGAACTTAGAAGTCTTACCCAACCAGGAGTAAAAGCTGGAATTATTGTTGCAGAAGATCCTGATCCGGAAAATATAAACGTAATGGGCTTATCTGTCCAATATAAATTCTGATAGGCAGAGTCCGCTGGAGCACGTCCGCCAACTCCTTCACCATCGGAGTCAGGTTCTCCAGAGTGAGCTACCTGAACTGTTATTGTAGTTGCTCCATCTACTTTCACATAAAATACAAACTGCTCAGTCGCTTGACCAAGCTGGACTGCTCTAGAAGGCTTGCTCGCTCCAGTAGCTTCAGCTGTGGTGCCGCTCCCCCAAAAACCATCAGGTTGTCCGTGTCTACGAATCATTCTATAAAACTCCAGTTCTCTATAATTCTATAGAAGTAATTTTGGATAAAATAGTGAAGAGGGCTTTCGCCCTCTCCCTTTACGTACTCCGACTCTGAAATCTCATCAGAAATATTTTATGAATCAGAGTTCCATACAGACACATTACAACAAAGGCAAAAATCTCAGCGAACACAGCATGATGCTGATAGGCATTGACCCAGGCTACAAAGGACATCATTAACATTGCAACCAAGGTTCTCATCGCTTCTGCTTCTGCTGTCCGACCCTTGCGTTACCCTCTTTAACGATAATCGCAGGTCTGCCACTTCTACATCCATCACACTTCCACGGAGGAGTAGTATTTGTTGTGGACCTAGTTAAGTCAATATATCTCATTACTTTCACGCAGGGAAAATTTGCACAACGAACCATGATTCCGCCCTTGTATTGACGCATTCTCCCCTGACCACTGCCTATTCCGACCTTTGCTATTTTACTCACCACCCTTATCTATTGATGAACCTAGTCTATCACTACAGAGGATGACTGTCAAGATCAATGAAATATACCCTCCGGATGATTTAGCTTACACTTTTTGCACCAAACTTTATAATATACTACCGTTTCAGAGCCAGCTCTTTTTTCTATAAAAACATTGGGAACGATCTCCCACTCATGAGCAGGAAAAGGTCTCTCTGTAAGAGGATTTTGAATGCAAGGTGGGTATCTAAATTTCTTGGACATAAAGCAGATTATATCATATATACCTAGAGTCCGAAAGCTCTAATGGTATGCTCAAATGGATTACCCTCAATGTTTTTAACTAAATTCAACATCTCACTCGCTATCTCCCTTATCTCAACCTGAGCCTCCTCCGAATTCCTCAGTTTTAGAAAATGAGAAAAGCTTCTCCAGTTAAAACTTATATCAAGCCCAAGCTGATTCCCATATGGCAATGCAAATCTCGCTGATTCTTTTGCTCTTTTTCTACTAAAACCAGCCTCCTCTAGATCAGACAATATCGAATGATATTCTGAATAAGCTATCTTTACACAGCGAGAATATCGTTGTCTAGTATTTTCTGGCCAGTCCTCAGGAGTATAATACTTATCATCTTTAAGTTCTTTATATCTTGCAGATTCAGCGTTAATGCTCACTCCAACTCTGTGTTTCAACATCTGAATATGAGAGGCGTTTTCACACACGACATAAAAATGTAAAGTGCTTTTTTCAAATGGAGTATTATGGTTATTCTTAGCAAGCGTACTTAAAAGGCTCCCGATTCTCTCCATTTTACTATCATCCAGGTCTCTACTTGTGCTTGTCCATGCTGATAGGGCATGAGTAATATCTCCCCCATAATAACCTAGAAGTTCCACTGTATTTTTCATCTATATATCTAGATTATATCCGTTATACTCATCATAAGTTGGGTACTCAACTCCAGGAATCAAATGCTTCCAAGAATCCTCGTCAAACTCTTCTCTATCCATTCTATTACAATCACAGACACAAATTATTTCATCAACCTCTCCACTAGAGTCCTCGCAAGAATCACAGTCTCCATTGGAACAGCTAAAACATATTCTAAATTCTTCTTTCGTCACAATACCCTCCTTCGTTGATTTGAATTTTTCTACTAACTATCATTCGTCCTCGTTCGGATCGTAGGCGTACATAAGCTTACCATTTTCCCACCACCCCTGAATACCATTGGTGGACTCAAACGCAGGGCCGTCAGTGCGGTGACGCTTGCTCCAGATACTTTTCTTAATTGTCTGCGCGCTAAACATGACTCTCTTTTCTAGACCCGAACTTGGTTCTCTCTATTTGAGCCATGGGAAACTAGAATAAACTCATGATTATCTTGCATAGTTTGTATATTTACCCCTCCAGAATAACTAATTCCAGATTTTATCCCGCCCATTAGCGAATTGATTATCGACTCAAGAGACCCGTCTATACCAACAGTAGATTCGACCCCCTCTACAAGCCCCTCTGCCAACCCCGCCTCTGTTTTTGCCCTACGACTCGCCATTCCATAATATGAGCCTGGATACGGTGCTTCGATAGCGCCTGCGATCAATCTACCTATCATAACACTAGATGCGCCAGCAGCAAGAGCCTTAACGATATCTCCAGAAGTGTTAATTCCCCCATCAGCGATGATGTGTGTATATGACCCCGAGGTTGCCTCGACACACTCAACTACCGCAGATAGCTGAGGGAGGCCGTGTCCGGTCACCTCCCGCGTCGTGCAAGCTGCCCCAGGTCCAATTCCAACTCTAAATGCAGACACGGGAAAACGGCTTAGGATCCATTCTACGGCCTCCCCGGTAGCGACACTTCCAATGATCAAATCAGAGTCGTAAAGAATTCTATCGGGGATGCCTAAGTACCACCTCTCCGTAGAAACGGAGTGAGCATGGGCTACATCTAAACAGAATAAACGGCAACCTCTCTCATAAAGAAAACTCATTCTGTCCGAGGGAGATTCAGTTGTTCCTATCGAACAACCGATGGCTCTCCCATTCGGATTATTACACGTCGCTACACTCCACTCATTGGCCTGATTCTCGATACTCTGATTTCTGTGGATAAATGCTCCACCTCCAAGTTCTGCCATTTTTCTTGCAACAGTACTATCTGTTACTGATGACATCGGTGTAGAAACTATCGGAATTGATATACTAACGCCATTTGTTAGGAAAGTTGAGGTGTCTACAGATTGCCTACTAAGTACTTGCCCCTTTCTTGGGACGAGAAGAACATCATCGTAAGTTAGACCGATTTTATTTCTCAGATTCACGAATTCTCTCCACAGCCTCAAAAACTAAGTCTTTAGGAATTCCACACAACTGACATTTATTGTACCATTTTCTATTGTACTTATCGCAGATACAAGTCCAATCTTCCCGAGGTTCCCCACCTTTGCCAAAGCTTGATGGAGTTGTATTAGAGCCGAAAGTCAACAATCTTTCTCCTTTTCTGAATACTCTATAGAATTCTTAATTTGTTTCGATAGCAATAGGAGTTCTCCGTGGATATCTTTAATCTCCTGAAATTCTTCCAAAATAGCTTGATGATCTTCTTCATCCCGAGCCTCAGTTTTCTGAGCCTGAGCTTCTTGTCCGACCATAATTATCGATAAGAGAACTAATTGAAGAAAAGTCTGAGCTATCCACGGAATAGTTCCTGAAACTCCGTGACTTATGGCGTTCGGCAAACTTATCATTGCTAGTCCAGCAAAAGCATAGGCACACCACATGGTACCCACAGAACGAGTAATCCGAGTAGCGATCTTGTTATTAAGGTTGTCTAGTTTTGAGTTTGCCATCTTTAGTAATTCTCCGATATTCCGCTCCAGGATATTCCTCAGTCATTCTTTTAAATTGAGAATTCTCCCAACTTACAACTCTTGTTCTATCATACTCTTTCCAGGGGTAACCCGGATACCTATACTGCAATCTAATTTCACTAGAATTCTTCATCGTTATTATCCTGAAATTCCTCGACGTTGGGAAACTCAGGGAATCCCGGTCGAGGATCGTTAGCGTATGCCTCAATAGCTCTATCCAACTCTTCCCTTCTGGACGCAGCAAAGGAGGGATATTCTTTTTCTAAAACATCTCTCGATTCCAGTATACCGATGACGGAAGCATCCTTAAGCTGAATGATGTCCGCCACCTTTAGCTTATTTCTTAAAAATCGCACTGGAGTCCATTCCACCCGTTATCAAGTTCTTCACTCTCTCGACCTCCGCTCTCTCCGCAGCCGCTCTCATTGCGGCATTCATCTGAAGAATAACGATATTGCTTATTAGATTTATTGCTATTCGAGAGGCATCATCTGGACTGAGCATGACAACCTGCTTATTTGTTCCATCATTCGTCTCAAGAGCAATTCCTTGGGAGGTCGGATAGATACCTACTGAGGGGATTGGCCCCTGAGTTTCTTCAGTTTGTTCGGACATCCTAACCTTTCTTTATCTGTTCAATAGTACTTGTTTTGAAGTGGCTTGTCAAGTGCGAATGTTTGTCTCGACTTTTGGAATAATTATTTCAATTAAAACAGTCTGAATGGCTTTCCAATCGGGACATATGTAGATTCCATTAACCTCATTTTTGAGATTGATATTATGAGGTCTCTGGAGACCAATCCCGTAACTACTAAGCTCAAATCTAGCCATAAGCAAAGTTCTAACTCTATCGTCAATAACAATATCTGGCCTATGTTCTCGCATCCACTCTCTCTTATCTAGAGTGGTTGCAACGACATCGTTTTCTTGAAGGAATCCTTCTTGACTCAGCCACTCTTCAAGAGCCGACGTCTGCTGCCTATTTCTGTCTGATATAAATGCAAACCTGACTCCATCATAGCACTCATGAATCTCCCTGATGGCATCTACCGCGAAGGGAAAGGGCTTCTGAGCGAGAATATACTCTCGACTATGGCACCTCCTAAAGACATTCTTAATCGTCTTTAGATCTGTACCGATATCACCCGGACCAAACCAATATGAGCAGCTTGTTGGCCATTGAGCTACCCCAAACTCTTCCCGAGCTACTCTACTAAAAAGAGAGTCGGCATCGTAGAGAGTATTGTCTATATCGACAAGAACGAGCATTATTTCTTATTTCTCACTCCTAAAATATCTTCCCCATTTAGCAGAGTAGCAACCATTGACTCAGGATTTGCAAGTTTCGTCCTATCATCAATACCGCTTCCCCGAGACATAAAAGACAAGAGAAAGGCCGTGTGAACCCTAACGAGAGCTATATGGGGAAGACCAGTCTCTGGGTCCAGGTCTTCCCCCGCCTTAAAGAGTTGAAGATGTCTCTCCAATGCTGCGATGGAGAGACCCCATTCATACCCGTCCTCCCAATTTCTCTCGGAATACTTATCCGCACCCGCTCCGAAAGCCAGAGCTTCATACCATGTTGCCTCTGGCGGGATCAGATCGTATCTTGCATCTTTTTTACCCTTGACTCCAGCCATACTACTTCTTCTCTGGCGTCCAAAGCCGAAGGGGTCTTAGATAACCCTTAGAAATGAGAACCTCTCTAAGTTCCTTATTCTGCTTTACATCCTGCCTAACTCTTTTCTTGGTTTTCAGAATCCCTTCCTCAGTTAGCTTATTAGCCTCTGACCAATCAATTACGTTCATGTGCTGCTTATGCTGCTTGATGCCAAACATTGATCCCATATTCTCCTGAGACTTAGAGATTCCAGAAGTTCTGATGAAATCAGTACAGGTATCTGACACTAGCTTACTTGACAATGGGTCAAGTCCGTGCATTACTAGCTGACCAGTTACTATCCCAAGATCATGTCCCCTAATATAGTGACCAGTCACTACATCGGCCTGATCATACATCTCTTTAAAGCCAGAGAGCATTTCCTTCGCAGTAACCTCTCCAAGTGCCCACACCTTAATCTCTCTTGATCCCACCCAAGAGGCCGCGATAGCTGTTATCTCTGGAAATGTAAAATCCCCTCCTCCATAAGCAATTGGACGATTCTCTATGTCGAAATTTAAGATCTTGAGCTTTTTAGTGCGAACAGCGGAATTCACTTATCCACCAACGACAGTCTTATCAATGGTAAACTCAACAAGGTCTCCACGCAAGGCTTTCTCATCTAATTCGTTGAGAGCCTCTTGCATCTGACCGTGCTTAAAGTCAATCCGCAGGAGTCCGACATTGTAATTAAACTCTGATCTAAGCTTATGACGAAGTTTCTCTTTTGCTATTTTAATTTCATCTGCCATGATCTAATAATCTTCTCCTTATATTGTTTGTTTTGTTCTGTACCTTCGATATACTTCTGAATTCTCTCCTCAGCTCTTTTTTCTTCATCTTTATATTCAAAAGTTCCCGAAGTGTGATATCTCTGTCTGCGACTCCACTTGTGTCTATAGGTACCCAGAGTTTGACCTCTTCTTCTCATTGAACAAAGGAGTTCCCATCTTCCTCCGGCTGGCCGCTGTTTCGAAGAGTGCCATATTTTATCTACCCCGCAGCAGTCACAGACTGGCCAGGGTTCCCCAGCCTCAAGCAGAAGTCTTCTCTTCTCTGCTGATCTAACGGCAGAATATTTCTGCCTGCTATCTTTGAGATTAGTTGAGGTTTTGTTTTCTAACACATAGGAAGACTACAGGAAATCTACTCAACTGTCAAGTCTTCATCTGAATCTTCTTCGACCCAGTTATGAAGAAATTCTATTCTGGGTACGGATCCTATCTTCTTAGGTAGCCCAATGGTGATCCCAGTCTCATCTTCATTAGTATACCCGAAACTACTCTGAGAGAAGAGGGGAGCGTTCGTTCCTCCTGGGCCAGGTAGTCTCTCTGTAGATTCCTCGGGAGCGTTACCACGCTCAGGATTTCTACCAGTTAATCCTCCTGGGGGTGGTGGCATGGGAATACCCCCACTGCCACCGGGAGAGCCAGCGCCTCCACCCAATCCGGCGGGACCTCCCCCTCCAGACAGTCCTCCTGGACCCGAAGGAATGCCTGAGGCTCCCGGTTGACCAGAACCCTGAGGGGCACCGGGAGCTAGTCCAGCCATCTGCATCTCAATAAGGAGATCTTGAGGCACCGGAAGATTTAGAGCAAGGAGAATGTTATATGCCTTGACCTTGGCCTTTTGCTGAGCGACGGTTTTCTTAACAAGCTCCTCTTCTACCTGATCAAGAGATTCGTCAAAATCATAGTCCATTCCCATCGCTGCATGTTGATCGGGGATCGGGATGCCCTGCTGTTTGAGACTTAATATAAACTGCCTCTGAGTGGCCTCATCTCTAAGATCAAGAACCTTCATTCTGACCTCTGGAATCATGAGCTTCTTCCTTCGCTCTATTCTTTGATTACCATCTTCATCATGGACAAGGACCTCTTCATAAATCGGCACTCTAGTATCGCCTCTCTTTTCATAGGCATAGTGCCCCTGAGCCTCTGCCACAATCTTGGCCCTGTCGGATATATGCCTCTTAAGAAAATTCTGATACGTCCTTAATATCTGATTAAGGAATTCTGCCTGCAATGCGCTTGACGCATAAGGAGTCGAAGCATTTCCTCCACTCAAGAGTTGGGGATTTACTCCAAAAGATTGCATGATCCGTCTTTCTATGCGATCAAAATCGTTATCGAGTCTTGGCATATTTTCTCTACCAAAAACATTTTGAATATCTATTCCAAAGTGGTGAACAATGAGTCTAAAGTCTGAGGATAAGGCTATGTCGAGATCGTTCCGGAATGAGCTTATTTCTTGTGGGCCTGGAACCCAAGGCATACGACCGGCCCCCATATCTTGGACTCCAAGCTTAGCTAGAATGAGAGGAGAGTAGAGGCGCTCTGCTATGGCGTCTTGAGACGCCAGAAGCTTCTCTTCGTGCATAAGAGTTCTAAGTGAGCGAAGCAAGATTGGGGTTCCATATAGATCTCTAGGTGACGCCTTGAACGCAACCTGTTTCATAAGAACATCTGAGACCGGAATATTTCGTCCATTCTGAAGAAATGGAATTAGGTCTGAGTAATTCTTCTCCAATAAGGCGAATTGCGGAGCCGGTCGCCTATTCTTCACTAGATCGACAAGTTCTTTAGGAGGAACAATAAAGAACTGCTCTCCTCCTATTATTGGAAAACGTTTAACCTCAACAAGGGTTGGGTCCATAAGTTCCTCTGATTCCCAAATTCCAAGGATCTCATTAAAGGTTCCCATTGGGAAGGACTGACCGAAGCACCAATATTCCCTCCCCATATCGACCATGAATTGCTCATAATCAAGTCTATCAAAGAATAACTCTCGATAGAAATCATTTAGGGATTCATCTGGTCCAAAAAAGTCAACACCAACGAGGGGGAATCTCGTAAAAATATCAACAAGAATGGGAATTAGATAGTGTGTCCTATAAAATAGGTCTAGCCACTTATATAGCTCAAATCTATGCTTCTTATTATTTATATCATATGGTATCTGGGTCTGTTCAAAATACTCCAGTGGAGAATAGAATCTTGGTATTGCAGCAAATACATCTCCACCTCCCATTGAAGAGGAGAAGCCTGACAACTTTCTCATAGCTGGGCCTCGATTTGCCGACCTTCTTTGGGCAAACTCTCCAGATAATTCCTGGTTCCTCTGATCAACCTTTTCAAACATTCCATCATCTGCCGTTAGGACAGATTGAGAATATGGCATCCGTGGCGTATGGATAGCTCCAGTCCGATAGTTATGAAGATCCATTCCATTAAGTATATCCATATTATTTCCTTATTATACCTTAATCCACGCAATAAAGCAAGTTTTATGTAATTTTTCTACTATCTTGAATTCTTTTAAAGAGAATCTTAAATAATTCATATGGTGATATAAGCTTCATCTCTGCCTCTGCGTGACAATTACTACAGAGACCCACCACGTTCCAACAAACATATCCGCCACCCTTTCTTCCGGGCCTAAGTCTATGTCTTGTTACATACTTGTCATACCCGCAGACTTCGCAACACGGAAAAACAAGCTCTTTCTTTGTTGATTTTTCTTTAGTTTTTGAGATCAAATTAATGAGCAGATTGTTCTGGAACCTGATTATACTGCTGGTCCATAATATCTTCTGGCCTTTGTGGGGGGAGGAATGGAGAATCTGTTTGCTGACTAGTCTCTCCTACCATTTCCGTAGGAAGATAGAATTTTAGATTTCCTTTTACCATAACGTCAAAGCTCTCGGGTGGCATCTCGCCTGCCCACGCCTCTTTCATCATATTGAGGGCCGTAGATTTATCGATCTGTTGATCCTTCATAATTTTATCTACGATCAAGCTCAAGGGAACCTTCGCTCCCTTTTTTATCTCAGTTAGGGGTTTATCGGGAACAAAAGAATTCTGGCTCTGACCCTCTGGAGTTACGTCCTGAAGCATCTCTGTATCGATCTGACCACCAAGCTCTCCGTTTACAGCCCTAGCATCTCCGAACGTAGCCTCGATTGAGAGATTTGTAGATACTGTATCTGGAGGAAGATTATATTTCTCGGCTAACCCCTGAAGGATTGAATCTCTCATATCATCAAGATTTTCTATTGACGAAAAATTTATTGAAGCCTGTTCATTCGCAATTGACATTCTCGCCTCTGAATTGGGATCAGTTAGATTAGTTTTTTCTTCCTGAGGAATCTGATCTCCCTGCATGGCTGGATTTGGAGCATTATTCATCGGCATCTCTTGACCGGGGGGGAGAGTGCTCTGCTGCTCTTCGGGAAGAAGGGCCGTTTTTACCGATCCAAGCGTATTGAGCAAGGGGTTTCCCAAACTCGATGAGGTAGGCGGAATCCCAATAAGAGACTGCCCACACTTCAAACAAGTCTCAGCATTAACCTCATTCTCATTTCCGCAAGAAGAACACAGTTTCACCATGGGAACGGCACCGCTATTCATCTGAGGCTGAGTCCCACCCGGATTAAGATCATTTGTGAGAGATTCCTTCTTGGTAGAGGAGTCTCTCTGGGCGTGGACTCTCATAGCCTGAATCTGATTTAGAATATCCTCTAAATAAGCACTCTCTTGTCCAGGATTCTCTTCTAAGAAGAGACGCCACGCATCGGCATCTCCCAACCAACCAAGATCGCTCATCTCAAGTAAGGCTTGATCGATCTGGGTGCTGATAGAGGAAGAAGCTTTAGTTACTTTTTTTTTACGCTACAGTGGCAATTGCCATCACAAGAACAGCTAGAATCCTTAATGATGAGAGAATTTTCTACTCTTGTCCACTTAAAAGTATCTTCTTTAAGATCGTGCTTTTTTCCAGGGCCACCCGCAGAAGGTCCTCGAATCTCTTTCTCAAGAATCGGACCATCTTCACTATGATAGTCAACCGTAGTCTTCTCTACGTCAATGGGAGAATCCTCGATGGGCTTAACCTCTTGATTTGGAGTCTCTTTGACCCCAACTCCCTCGGTGGCATCCTTATTCTCTACATCACTAACATCAAATTTAATGGAGATCTGCTCTATCTCAGAGACAGCCTCCTCGCCTTTCTCTCCGGAAATTCCAAGCCCCTTATCTCGGGTCTCCTGGTCTCCACTTTTACCATCTCCAAATGGATTAAAAGCATCGCCAGCGTTTGTTAGATCTTCCTTAACTCTCTCTCCACCGACGCCAAGACCTTTTTCAAGAGTTCTCTTATCTTCTGACTCAGAAAGTCTCACAGAAGCTAATGATTGAATATCGTCATCTACATCAGGAGCCTCCCACATCCAAGTCGAATAACACTCAGGACATTCTTCCGGATCGACTCTCTCATCCCCTGGGTCAATTGCCGTAGCTGGAATCTCCGTAACAACGACATTCTGAGGTTCTCCATAGGTGGGGCATCCCGGATTGGAACAGTAGGCCACGCGACCATTGTCGGATAAATACTGATCTTGTTTGTAATAACCTCTATCGTCATCGTCATAATCCATATCGTATGGACCAGATTCTTTAATTACAGAATAGAGATTATTTCTGATGTAATTAACATCGGCATTAAACTGATTGGCGGCACTAACCACAATCTTATCGATAGATTCTTTAGCAAACTCAAGTCTTGCGGACGAATTCTTTACGAAAGGAGCAATCTTCTCATTATACTGGGTTCTTGCATACAATAGAGCAGACTTATTGGCCTGCTTAATTAAGTCTTCTGAGATATAGATATCTGACATATCAACCTTTACATATAGAGTGCGGCATCATCGATATCATCGAATGATTGGACACTGGCTTCTTTCTCTATTGGAGCAACTGGTTCTTCTAGTCTCATCTTACAAGCCTCTGAGAAGAAGATAGAAAACTTCGAGTGTGCCTCTTTAGGTAAAGCTCCAGTGGAGTAAGAGAGAACCTCTCGCATGAAGCTTTTGTTCTCGATCTGGTTTCGGCTTAGGGTCTTAATAGATTCTGATGCCAGAGTGGCAAGTCTAGTGTCACTAAGACCCTCAAATTCAACATCAATATCACTTAGCCAGGAAATATCTTCATCCGTCTTTGTCCTTGCTACTGAACCCCAGCTATTAAAATCTCCATCTATTTCATACTTCGGAGTTCTGGCCAAGTAAGACACTGCTTCTATCTCTTGAAGATGAAGTTGTCCTTCTTGGAAGTCCCTAATATCCGCAGAGGTTGAAGTTATGATGCGATCTAAATCTATTCTCTCATTCATCGAGACTTTAGCACTCTGAATAAGACCTCTCGCTCTTGAATTTAAATTTTTAGCAATCCGAGTCTTAGACTCTAATTGATCAAGAGTGTTTGCAGGGGTACTCTCGTAATTTATAAAATCTGAGCTTATCTCTTCTACAGAAGAGAGGTATACGGGAACATTCCCCTCTTCTCTGGAAAGCTGACTAGCGAGGTATTCTCCCACCTCTCCACTATCAAAGGCAACTCCTAGAGTCTCTCCATAAATGCCCGGAACTGAACTAATTATTGTTCCCGGACGTTCTCTATAAGAGACTCTCGCTCCAGCTTGAAATGGACCCTGTTGGGATTGCATCTGTTGGTTCATCATGTCCTTTGTGCAACCATCACAAAGACCGTTTGGGTTTTGAATATTTCCTCCAAGGGGGAGGTGGCATCCTGGGCAGGCTTGAGTTGCTTGATCGTACACTGGGCCTGACTGGGGAAGGTCAATTGGGCCTGCTGACGTCTTCTTCTCTTTTTCATCAGATTCTTCTTCGGCTTCATCTTCCTCATCGTCAGTATCCTCGTTGGCCTCATCTAGCCATGGCGGTTTACTGGCCTCTACGACAGATGACTCCTTTTTATCTTCAGGAGTATCCTCGGAGTCCTTTTTCTTCTCCTTGGCCTTGGGAAACTCAACCTTCATGCTTGTTCCACACCCCTTGCAATTTTCATTCTTTTTAATATCATACTTAGTCTTGCCAAATTCTTCGCAATCGGGATGTGGGCAAGAGCCATAATAGGCTTCTTTTACAAAAGAAGAAACCACCTGATTGTCTTCTACAACAAAGATTCGATTTTTCTCTTCTACAAACATGAAAGTTTCCTTTTGATATATATCATTTATTTATGAAAGGGTAATGGTAAAAATAAAGGGATTTCATCTTCCAAGATTTCTCTTTCCTAGAAAACGTCCGCCCCTAGCAAGGTCCTTTTGATTAGATCTTCTCGATTCTTCATAGAAGGAAGAGAACGGACTATCTTGTTTTTTACCTAATCCATATCCACCAGGACTACCGTATGCAGGATGAGAGTCTGAAAATGCACCTAGCGTTAAGTGGTCTCCAATGAGAAAATCTACGCACTCCATAATACAGTCGCTTATATCCTTCGTTCTAACTGCTCCTATTACTTGATGATCGACTTTTCCATTTTTCTCTTGCAAAAACTTCAACTCATTTCTGACAAGTTCTAGAGATCTTTTATTAGATTGATCCTTTGGGTAAGTGGGGTGTGGAATATGGACTCTTCCTAGGTTTAAAGCAGCCTTAAAGTTCATCGCTCTTCTTTTGTTGTTAGCGGCGTTCGCGGTTTTCATATAGACCTGAGTTTCAGTGATTCCAAGTTGTGCAATGTCATTAGTTATCTTTTGAATTGCAAAATTTGAATCAAACTGATCGAATGTCCACTCCACTGGTCTAAAGGCATTGATAAGCTTAGTTATTTCAGGAGTTACCTCCATCCAGTCAATAGTATTCTCCGCAAAATCTTCGGGATAAAAAGCGTGAACTAGGTCGAATACCACATGGGGGACACTCATGATGACTGAGCTTCCATTTGCATCGAGAATTTCTTCATCGACATTCTCAATGTGGGCAATCGCTATGCCGAAGTTTGCGACAACAGAAGAAGGGTCTCCGTGGGCCTTATACATGGAGAACATCTTGGCTCCCCATTCTGTCTCTATGTGTCTTCCGAGCCTGGATTTCGTGAATACGGGATCAAAAGCTCTATCGACCATATCTGGATTCAAGAAGGCGTCAATAACCTTCGCAAATCTTGCCCTATACTCTACTGCAAAAGATTCAGGATTAGCCATCTCCTCGAAGCGCGCTCGCTGCGCCTTAATTTGCTCATCTTTATTAATAAAAAGATCATCTGGAATATCTGGAGAAACCATGATCGACCCCTTCCACTTATAGAGTGGATCGGAATCCCAGTCCTTATATAATTCCCAAGATGGATATTGTAACATGAGCATATCTGGATAAACTGGAGTTCCTATATCTGGAGGATCTAGCTTAATTGCCCGATTGTATAACTCAAAGAACATTCCGATCTCTGTATAGGGAGAAGAGTTTGCAAAGATCAAAGCATCCTTACCAAACTGATCCAGAGATGGAGTCGCGGCCTTATAGACCTCCTCAGCAGACATATTTGACTCTCCAGAGAGAAAATGGGCAAACTCATCAAAGACATAGGCGATTGAAGCTTGTCCACGAAGAGTTCTAGAGTTAGTTCCCTGTGCTTGTAGTCTTAATTTAGCCAAATCTTTGTCGATCTTTCCCTGTTGAGATTCGATCTTCATAACCCTTTGTTTATCATATGGGGTAAAAACAGAAGTTGTTTCAGCTAGAAGCTTTGATATCAGCCCCCGATCAACCATTGATTTACACGATAAGAGCCAGTTGGTTGCATCTGAAAATTGCATAGCCTTAGCCTGCTCTTTAGAGTTAGCTACAATCTGTAGATATATGTCCTTATCGATATCAATTCCATAATGATCCCCAACATTGTCTAGCAGGGTCAGGTCATACATCTTTTTTGCCACGGCGAGGCCAGTTATATGCCCCTTACTTGATCGCCGTCCCCCAACTAGTACGATCTGACGAAAATGGGGGAAATCATTCTCTCTAAGGTAGTCATATCTATCCCATATCTGAGGGGATATCCGAACCTCCCCTCCACTCTTCTCAGAATTTGTCCATTCATTAATGACTTTTTTATCATAGTCATCTAGATCCTCAAGAAATATTAGCTTGAGAAGAGTTCTCTGCCTTGGATATAAAGGTTTTCCGCAAAACCTATCTGAGCCAGCAAATTCAACAATTCCGACATCCTCCTTAACGAGAGAGGATTCAAACATTGATAAAAAGTCCGGAACTCTAAGCTTATCGGCTGCACTCTGCCGGGATGCCATCTAGATACGGCCTTCTTCTTTCATTTGCTTACGAACTTCGTGTCGGACTCTATCGTGATCTGTCTCGATAGGATTGATTCTTCCAACAATGGCCAGGTCTGGATATCCCACTCCGACTAATGCTGGAGTTATATCCATATTAACGATAAAACCTAGCTCTGCATAGCGACTGGTAGCTTCATACGCATACTCCTGAAGATTATCTACATTTGCTGTTTTATGCGCCCACTTATCGTTAAGTTTTTGGGCCAATTTATAAATCTGCATACCCTCGTCACTAGATACTTCAATTGGATCTTTCATTCTCTTCCTTTGCAAGTTGTATTACGTCTGATTCTACATACGGAAGATCAATAATATCTCCCTCAAATATTTGTCTAGCTCTGGCCGTTATTCTTCCGAACATATCTGATGGAACGATATCTTTGATAGCCCTAGTTATTGAGTAGACCTGCTTCTCCATTACTCTGATTTGCTCAGAGAATTCTGAGGACTCCATATCCTTCTTTATCTTTATTGCTTCTAGAGCATCCTTCATATTAACTGTGAAATTTGGATCCACAGATTGCTCAGTAGCCTGTCTAACAAGGATATCTAGCAGACCCTTATCATCGATAAACGCCCCATCTATATTCTCCATAAGAATGCCTTGTTGCTTAGCTCGATTCTCTAGGATATTACGAATAGCCTTCTCTCTAATCCGTAGGTGGGACTTAGCATGACGATCTATATTCTTTCTTAGTGTATCTATCGTGCTTGATAAATTAGGATCTATTCCAATAATCTCTTCGGCAATAGCTGTTCCTCCGAAGCCTGCGGCGGCGAGTCGATCTATTCGGTCTCGAATAGGACTAGTGCAGATCTTGCACCGGGGTTCCTTGATAGGAAGAAGGTCACTATTCACCCCAGTTGCTCCAGCCGGAATTGTTTTTTTAGGTCTGCCTCTAGTTGCCATAGTTCCTAGTTCCTAAAGTAGGAGGCTCCTTTTGTCTTCCTTGCATTCTCATCATTTACTTTGCGACCTAGCGGATGTGCTCTATTATATATCCTCTGCCCATCTCCCTTAAATACACCAGGCCTATCCTTGTCTTGCATAACATTAGTCAATGTGCCATCGATATCGAAGGCATCAACAAGAACCTCTCTCTTTGATTTATTATATAGCTGTTCATTAAAGAGAATGCTATGACTTTCTCCAGAGTCCCGACGATCCCTCTTAAGGAAAGCTGTTCCAAAATCTTCAAGCTGAGAGGAGGTATATTCCTCTCCTTCCTTAAATTCATCGAGATCAGAAATTTTTACGGGTTTTCTTCTATAATACATAGAGTTCTTTCATATTTTTTAATATCATAGTAATTTAAGTGTCCTTCTGGTCACTTTTAGAGGATTCTCCAACTTCACCCTTAGAAAAATACCTCTTTGAGAGTATTATGCAAGCAGCCTCGACATACTGTCCGACCGTTACGGTGGTAACTCCCATTATCTTAGCAACATCCTCCTGTTTTTTATCTAAAATAACATTGTAGAAGAATGCTTCCTTCTTTCTCTTTGAGAGTTGACTCAAGTCAGCTTTCAAATCTAGAAACGAGATAGTGTAGTTCTTGTACTCTAGAGTGTCATTCCCTGTTCTTTGGAAATAATCTTGAAAGTCTATATAGTGGCGATAGACTTCTCTCAGGATCCTGTGTGGAATAAGCCGAGAGTCAGTCCTCTTTCGTTTTTTTATCTCCATGTATGAGAAGACCTGCCCAACCAACGGCTACGGCATCATATAGATCCTGAGGGAATCCTTCGGCCTTCACTCCTTCCATTTTTTGTTGTTTCTTTATGTCCTCATTTCTACCTACTAAACTAGGGAACTCCTTGACCACAGTGTGTTTTATCTTAGCCTTTGTTGCACGTCCGTCTCCTGTTATCGTCTTCTTAACGGTATTCGCAGCGATATCGATCCAATCGATCCCCCACTGCCATGCGATAACTTTACATACGGTTATCGCCGCAACATTAAGCTCTGTGTTTGACCCAAGTCTCCCAACCGGAATAATCTCCGCAACAATAACGTCGGGCTGAGTCTGATGCAATATCCATGGAAAAGCCTCACATAGATTTGCAATTCCTTCATTTAAGTAAACATTAAAACTAAGATTATTATCATTATTATGATAAATCACTTCACACTCGCCCAAAGCTATTCCCCCTGGGGTCATGTGAAGTGACGCTAGACCCATTCGTTTATTACCAGGGTCGATACCAAGTAGTTTCATATGCTACTATTATAGCATATAATTCTACATAAGCAAAATTAATCGTTATTATCTAAGTTCGCTTGATATTCCTTGATCTGACTATACGCTTCTATCCATCTTTCATAGATACTTTCGACTAATTCTGGATTAGGAGGAACGATAATCTCCTTAAAATCATGAGGAGAGTCCTTTCGAATAGCAAGAATCATCAGCTTATCATATTCAAACCAGTCTCCATAGAGGTTTATCTGAGCGATATATTTCTCCATCATGCCTGGAAACGGATTTTGAAAGGATCGACTATTCATGGTCTTTACATCGACCAACCATTTTCCAGATCCCGGTATCTCAACTCCAACAAGGTCTCCGAGACCAGAGGTATAAGCGATACCACTGGGTCGTTCAATCTTCTTAATCATGTATCTCTCTAGACCAGATTCTTCGATGAACTTCATCTCAAGAAGAACATTCTCTATATATTCATGCCACATTGTCCCACAATCAAATGTCCTTCGAAGTGCCGCCGATACTGGCTCTTCAGGAGTTCCCACTGTATATTTCTGAACGAGTTCCTCTACTGTGAGTAGAGTATCTGAAGATGGGCTGAAGCGCACGTCTGCTTCACCATAGTCCCGCTTCTCTTTTCGATTATGGATAGTAAGACTCCATTTCGCAGGTAGATTACTTTGATCTGCCAAAAATCTATCAATATGAGGAGTTAACATAGCATTTCTACCGGAAAGTGTTTTCACAAGCTTATCAGCTTCCATATTATTTTCTACCTCTCTTCATTATGTTCTCTAATAACTCATCTGCATCAATTGCCCTTGATGACTCCTCCTTGGAAATCACTGATGATGATGGAGAAAATACAAACTGCTGTTTGTCAATATCCCAATGTAGTTCGAGCACTCCCTTGTTAACAAAATAGCTCATTATAAACATAGATATGTTTTTAAAATCTCCTGAACTTTCCAGGATTGAATCAAATATGCTTTTAATATCTTCCATATAGTTTCTCCATTAGTTCGATAAAATCATTTTTATCCATCGCAATTAAATCTACTGACTTTCTGGGATTTTTTACATCCCTGAATCTGAAGGCAATTAGAGGTTTCTTGTTATTATATGCCTTCGCTCTAACTTCCTCCCAGAACGAAACTTTGACCGAGTAACTCTTCTTCTCTGTTGATTCTGCCTCTATAACAAAATGTTCTGTAGTTATGTCGATATTGTCATGAAAAGAAGCTCCACTAGACTTTGAACGCTTCGCATTATCAAAAGCTAAGTGCCCAACAAGATCCTCCTCGTACTCTCTTCCCATTGCTGTCGTACTCTTAGCCTCCATAGACCCCCTCCTTCTCTGTACCCATATATTTCTGAACCCTAAGTTCCAGACACTTTGAGCAGTGATAGGTAACAAATAATTGTCCTATGGCTGGACTTGCACTCCTTAGGAGGTGCCAACTGTGCTCACATTTTCTATCTGTCACTCTTCTCCTCTTCATACAGCCGCTTGGCCAAGTTGTTTACATCATTTCTGATTACCTCTATCTTCTCTGGATTGGCCCTGAGAAGCTCTGTAACCTTGTCTGTGCCCTGAAGAGGCTTATCTCCGAACGTAGGGTGTGTAAACCATGACCCACTCTGAGAGATTATACCTTCATTTCTCGCAGTATCAATAACGTCTTGAAGCAAGTCTATCCCGAGGACTCCATTTGTTGGATCGGGCACATTCCACACGTTCCAACTCGCAACCTTATTCGGAGCACCCTTTTTATTCTTAATAAATTTTGCCTTGACTCGGAAACCTATTTTCTCCCCTTTGTAATTTAGGGGTTCTCCAGGCTTAAGATGAATTCTCATCGAACACATATGTTTCTTAGCTCTACCGCCAGGAGCCTCTTCTTGCGCCCCTCCTACTCCATATGAATTAAAGGAATCTCTGGCTTGATTGATATAAATAACAATACAGTCAGACTGTCTTATTAGAGGATTGATCTTATTAACCATCCCCGTTATAATCTTGGACGTTCCTCCAACCCTAGAAGTAGTTATATCCTTCTCAGAATCATCGACCATGCAGCCCAGCGAGTCGAATAGAATGACCTTATACTCCCCACTTCGAACAGCTTCATCTAGGGTGATGACAGCTTCTCCCCCAGGGTCTGGAGTTGCGATATCTAGATCAGCCAGAGATAGTCCAGATGTCTTTTTGGCCCATTTTGACTCAAACGTTCCTTCTAGGTCGATATAGGCGCACTTATGTCCTCTTCGTTGAGCTTCTGCAAGGATATAGTAAGCTAGCAGCGATTTTCCGACAGCTTCACGTCCAAAGATTTCTACCTGTGATCCAGTCGGGATACCCCCTATGCCAGAAGCAAAATCGAGACTTGCAATTCCAGTTGGTAATATATTCATACTTGGCATCTCCGTTGCTGATCGAAAACTTTTACTCATTCAAACTCTCCTTGTTTAGCAGTAATCTTGCTGTCTTAAACGTTGCTCCATCAAATTTCTCTGTAATTTTAACCTGAAAGATTCCAATAACCCCCTTTCTCAACATAAACTTCCATGACTCCGGTTCCCATATGTAGATCCGAAGCTCGTACTCATCAATGTCTTTTACAGTGAAGACCGTATATTTCTTTCCAGTCTTTGCAACAGCATCTCTAACCTCTGTGACGACACCAGCAACAGCGTATTCGCCCGGACCATCAATTTTAGAAATAGGTGAGCAAACATCTTCGATCTCCTCTTCATATTGTCCTAGTATCATAGCAGTTTTATCAGAAAAAGCAACCCCAATATATTCCTCCTCGGCCTGAATTCTCTCATGATCTTCAACCTCAAGAATAGGACATCCTTCCATACGATCCATAGCTCCGATCATATTCAAAATACTGAGGTGCTTCGAAGTTAACGCAACCCTCTTAACCCCATTGGGAAGAGTGGTCTTATTCTCTTGAATCTTAGAAATAAGAACATCATAATTAGAGAATGGTCTATTCTGAATGATCCAACTTGCAGAAGTATTACTAAAGTATTTTATGTCAGAGAATCCAAATCTAATTCCGTCCTCAGTAATACAAGTTTGATTACTTGATAAGTTAATATCTGGAGGAAATACTCCGATTCCCATTTTTCTAGCCTCAGAGAGATATCTCTTATTATCTGACTTCTCGACAGTCCTGATTCCACCTAGAATAAAAGCATCTGGATACTTCCATTTTGCATACAATGTTCGAAGTAAGATCATTCCGTATCCGATAGCATGACTTTTGTTGAATCCATACCGAGAGAAGTTCTCGATCTTGTTCCAGATTTCCAAAACATTTCCTTCTGACATATAGTTAGAGGCTTTCTCAACAAAGAGCTTCTTTTCTTTAGTTACCTCAGTAGCCTTCTTCTTTCCCATGACTGACCTGAAGTTATCGGCCTCTTCCAGGGAGTATCCAATCTGAGTCATAAATTGAATGATCTGTTCCTGATATAGGAATACTCCATAGGTGTCTCTTGTCACGTTCTCAACGAATGAGTTCAAGTAGGAAACAACTTCGCCGTTTCTACCTCTGATGTACTTATCGACATCTCCAGATTCTAGAGGGCCAGGACGATTTAGAGCAAGAAGATCTCCAAGATCGCTCACAGAGCGAGCCTTCATCTTTTTGGCTATGCTCTTCGCCATTCCCCCATCCTCAATCTGAAACAATCCAACGGTAAGACCCCTATCTAGAGTTTCCCACATTTCAATAGGAAATTCAGAATCAGGAAGACTCTCATAATCAATAGGGTCGATTCCCTTTTCAATCAGGATGTTATTAATCTCCTCAAGGGTATCTAGAGTTCTTAGACCGAGAAAGTCCATCTTCATGTATCCGAACTCCTCGGCGGTCTCCATAGGCCACTGAGAGACCAGCTTCTTATCCTTTGCGACCCACCTCATTGGAAATACTCCATCAAGTTCTTCGTCTCCAACTATTAGCCCCGAAGCGTGGATTCCATATCCCCGGACATGATCGTAAAGTCTCTCTGCCCATGAGAACATCTGTGGATATTGTTTTCTATATGGAGCTAGAGATTTCCCCTCTACATCGTAGATAGTCTCCCAGTCTGACTGAATGCCTGCGACAGTGGTCTTATCAATGATCCCAGCGATCTTTCGTACCTCTGGAATTGATACTCCCATAACCCTACCTAGATCATTGATAGCCCCCTTACTTTTTAGTCCAATGACGGTTCCCAGATCAGATACATACTTCTTGCCGTACTTATCTGCAACATATTCCTTGACTCTATCTCGACCTTTTGTTGAAAAATCGCTATCAATATCTGGTCTGGATTTTGCTCTCCCCTTATTGTAAAATCTCTCGAAAATAAGATCATATTTGACAGCATCTATTCCAGTTATATCAACTAAGTAAGCGACAAGACTTCCTCCGATACTACCTCTCCCTGGGCCGACAACAATATTGTTGTTCTTTGCCCAGAGAACATAATCTCTGACGATAAGAAAGTAGTCGTATAGATTTGCTGATTTTATAACCTCAAGTTCTTTTTGAAGTCTCTGAAAATACACTTCGGAGTGTAGACCTCTTTCGATAATCTTCTCCTCATATCCAGCTTTAACCACATCGAAGAACATATCCCAACTATTTTGCCATTGTTTATCTGGGATGAATGTTGGTGTCCTATCTCTGTAGGCCGGGAGAGATACGTTTATACTATCGGCTATCTCTATCGTATTTTTAATAGCGTCGTCAACAATACTTGGATCAAGATAGGAAAGGTGCTTCCTTACATCAGCCTCATCCATGATGTATAGACAGGGGGAGTGATGAGGCTCTGTAAGCTCAGCTAACTTCTGGTTATATTGAATGGCGAGGATCGTCTCATGGAGGTCATACTGATCTGGAAAGGCATAGTGAGCATCGTTACCGTATACAGTAGGTATCCCCCATTTCTTAGAGATAGAAACAAGTTCTTTATTTAAATCATGCTGAAACTCTGCGTCATAGGTGCTAAGTTCTATATAGAAGCGATCACCAAAAGCTTTTAAGTAGTTTTTGATAAGATCATCATAATTCTTCTCCTGTCTTATATAGGAGGATAACATTCCCGATGCACAGGCTGAAGTACAAATTACCCCTTCTCCAAACCTATTGAGTAGATCCCAGTCAACTCTTCCGTGATAGTAGAAGCCAGAACGATGGGATTCCGTATTCATCCTCCACAAATTCTTGAGTCCTTCGTTATTCTGGGCCAACAGAATTAGATGAAAGTTATCAATCTTATTTCCCGTAGCTTTATCATTATTCGACCCAGCATTAATAAGTCTAGACTCTGGAGCTTGATAGGTCTCCACTCCTAGAATGGGTTTGATATCTGCGTTTGTCATCGCTTTATAGAAGGCTACGTGACCGCTGACAACATCGTGATCCGTTAGTCCTATCGCTGATATTTCAAGCTCAGTCGCTCTCTTTGCGATTTCCTCAACAGTCGAAAGACCATCAAGACGGGAGTAATTTGAGTGATTATGGATTGGGCAAATTGGCATTTTATCTCCTTTCAAATGAGACGCGCCTAGATCAATGATAGCATCATTTCAACGACAATGCAAGACGCAAAGGGGAGCTTTCGCTCCCCTCTGATTCCCGTGAAATACGATCCTAGTAGGATTCTACGCTAGGGGTTGCTGCAACTCTATCCGGAGAGAGTGCGTCCCTAAGAACATCAAAGGCTAGATCAGTAGGCTTCTCCGAACCCATCGTTTGTGGAACAACTGCGGTAGCAAAACTGGGCTGATCAGCCACACTAATGTCTCCCATCTCTGCATCGTAGTACTCCATTGATCCAAGAGAGCGTAGATAGTCAGTCAACGTAGGTTTCCCATCTAAAACACTCCCGAGATCTGGTTTCATCTGGACAGGGAAGAATGTGTACCTAGTTTCCAGACCCGATTTCTCTTTGGTTATTTCCCAAGAGAATTCGCTGATATCTCTTGTTTCGTCATAGCTAACGAGCGTCCCAAAGAATTTCGGACCCTGAATAACAAGACCTATTGCTGGATACTCAACCTCCTGCCCTTCCTTGTCAGTGCTCTTATTGTATTTTATAGAGACGCCTTCAAGCTTTTTGCCATTCATCTTTGGTTCAAGTTCAACAGCGAGAGCTGCGAATCTCTCCGTAGACTTATGGCCGATATCACACAACGGACAAGAGTTGCCACTCTCGGCTCTCCAGGCTTGATCCTTGCGGCACATAAAGGTTAACCAACGTTCTTTTCTCTGCCCTTTGCTGTCAGAATAGAACTTTCTGACGTAATTGTGCATAAGAACCTTGGGAACTTCTTCAATAGGAGTAATGAACTCTAGAGATTTCGTCTCATTCTGTTTCCAGGATATGTAGGGCGTATATGACACAGTTCTCTTACCTCCACCTGTCTCCCCAGAACTCTTGATAAGTTCCTTCCCCTGTCTTAATTCTTCCATTCCCATATTTTTCTCCTTGTTTAGTTATTGTTTAGTTATTGTTTGATCGATATCGTTATGCAGAGATTCTCTCTCTTCATCTGTGAAATCTTCAATAGATTTCCCTGTCTTGGATATATGAGATAGGATAATCTCCGTTTCATCTTTTTCCACGGGAACTATCTTCTCTGGATTTCCAAATTTTTTAAACGCCATGTTTTACCTCCTCTAAATTTAAAAGTTTTTTGTATATCGATAGGAGTTGAAAAGGATTATAGCAATTCTCTAGATATTCTGCAACCTCAGATTCACTTAGATCTGCTGGATCACCCTTGATCTTATCTACAACAGGAGCAATCCTAATTGGAACTAGCCGCGCTAGATAGTGAATTACCCTCTTGACATTTTCCTCCCCAGCCTTGTCGTTATCGGGCCAGAGAATTACCCCGTTCATACAACCACTTAAGCTACTCATTTGTTCTCTTGACCAAGCCCCAAACGTTGCTACTACTGAAAAATATCCAAGAGATATTAATCTGAGGGCCGTCATGGGAGATTCAACTACAATAATCTCCTTACTCTCTAAACGAGAGTAATCTATTGCGTTAGAGTAATTATATAAAGTGTTCTTCTTTGGAAAATTAGGAGTATTTGTGTACTTTGGAACTTTTGACATTAGACAGAATGGACACTGAAAATTCCCTTCAATATCTTGAATAAGATGCCGAGTCTGCCACCCAACAAGCTTGCGATTGAAATAGTGAGGAATTGTTATCCCCCCATGGGTCTCGTCGTACCCGACCTTCATATCTCTAGCAACCTCCTTAGAGATACCTCTCTCAATTAGGTACGGATGAAACTTAAAGAAGGGTTGAATTATTTGATCTGGATACGAAGAAGTCTTTTGACTTTCAACCATTAGCCTCTTATTGATTTCTGTCTTAAGATTTGCCCCCGACTGGAGGTGGTTAACATGATCAAGTATCCACCTCTCAGCCTCTTCATCAGACAGCCTCTGGAGTGTTTTTACTAAAGAAGTCAAGTTTCCCCCTCCACAAGAGAAGCAGTTATATACGAGCCTTTTAGTATTGAAACTGAAGCTGGGATTTCTGTCTCCATTTTTATGATTTTCAGTAAAAGGACAATGACAGAGAATCTCTTCTCCAGAGATCATCGAGATTCTAACACCGAGACTTTCTAGAATCTCTTTCCCATCAACTTCTTGAGACGAGCTAAGCTGCATAATTTTCTTTAGTTCCTAGACATTTTAAATAGGTGGTCTGTTTAAATTCACTTTGAAACATCCAAGATGTCTTTCCGTGGTTTCTGGCCTCAACTATCCCCATTTCAGCAACTCCATTATCATACATATCTTTTGTCTGAACTATGCTGTAGACGACATCTGAGGTCTGACCTATCGCATCTGTCAATCCCAACTGAGCCAAGTCTAAGTCTTGAAGCTCCCCTATGTTCTGAGCATCACGATTGAATTGAGCCTCTACATAAATTGGCCTCTCGCTTCCAGTTCTCACGGCCTCATTCTTTAGATCAAGAACTATCTCTGAGAACCCTTCGTGTGCATTTCTATAGTTCTTTACAGGTCTAACATACTTAAATTGAGATATAAAAATTGAGTCGGCATCGTGCTTCTCTGCCTGGAGCATAAGCTGAGCTACAGATCTTTCATCGGCAGCAGGCTGGATAATTGTTCCGGTTCCATACTCCTCATTGAATTCTCTCCATTTCGTCCCGATATTCTCCCAATCCTTACTTGAAGCAAATTCTCCTCTTTGAGCCTTGTCCCAGGAGTATCCTGTTACCATGCACATGAATCTAAGCATGATCTCTTTGTGAGTAAGCTCTAGAGTGAGGAATATAGGTTTGTGCCCCTGCTTAATCTGCTCAATGTACGACTGGAGCATGAAGAAACTCTTCATTCGCTTAGGTCGAGCAGCTAGAAATGCAAGATATCCAGGTTTGAGTCCTCCTGTGTATCTATCGATCTGATTAAATCCCACGGAGAATCCCTTATATTGATCCCTAATAATCTCTTCCTGGATGAGTCCCACAAAGCGTTTGTAATCATCCGTTTCCCACACGTTAGTATGGGTCATGGTGTTCTTATCTATCTCCTTGGAGGTAACTCGGAGCGTATCAATCGCTCCATCGATATCGTTCTGCTCCCACTTGTCAGCAAGATCAACAGTAAGGTCCCAGATTTCTCTCTTTCGATACCTCTCTTTAAGTTTCTGTATCACCCAGTCTATTGATGAGTCCGTCTCATCCAAATCGAATTCATACTCTGGAAATTCCGTTCTAAGTACGTCTGAAGTTGGAGAAGATGACGACTTTGAATAATAGTGCTTAGCAAAAGCTACCGCACTTTTGATCTTGGGTAAGACCAAGATTTCATCAGTCACATTCTCCTTAATAATCTTCTCTAGGCTTTCCTTGATCAGAAGATGCTTAACTAGCTCTTCCTCTAGGTCCATTACACTAGTTGACTGGTCTACGCTCATTATTCCCCTTCATGATATGCTCCCTCTCTCTAACTATACTACCACGGACGTCAAGCCCCTGCGTCTCTATTCGAATGTTGAGGGCGGATAAGAGAGAGTAGCTCTTCGCAAAATGCTTTTGCTCATCCTCCTTGTCTAGATTTGTGGTTATTAGAGTCGGAAGGAGGTTCACCGTTCGATGTCTAATAATGGATTCTGCGGCGGAAGTTAGGAATCCAGAAGAGTTTCTTGAGTCCACCTTAAGTTCATCGATACCAAGAATATCTACAGATCTAAGTTTGTTGCTTAGATACTTAGCCTCATCATTATTCCAGGCGCTCCCGAATATATTGACCATATCATCGAATGTTATAAAGTGAGTTCTAAAACCTCTTTTTGTGAGTTCCTTTAGAATGATTGACATGGCGAGGGTCTTACCCGTACCCAACCCCCCATTGAAGGTGATTCCATGCCCGAAGTATCTATTATTATCCCAATCGTAAAGATAGTCAATAATCTTACTCCTGATCATTAGGGACTCCTCCGTTACAAAGTGATCGAAACCTAAGGTGTGATATGCTCGACCAATATTTGCGGCGAAGTAATGCTTCTGGAGAAGCTTTTGCATCTCACAGTCGCAGGGATGAACCTCTCCAGCTAGTCGATACTCCTTGCTTTCATTGCAAGTGGGACATCTATCTATCGTGGGGTAAAATGCTTTTAACCGACTAAGGGTTGCGTCATCAATGACGCCGCCACTAATCAGATTTTTCCTGATCTTCTCTCTTGTTAGTGTTGTCATCTTGTCTCCTCTTGATTGCGTCTATTGTTTCATATATCTTTTTCTTATTTTTACTATCTATTGTTTGCAAACCGAAATAATTTGTTACAAATTTTATGTTTTCATAGAATAAAAACTCTATCTCATCCTTAGGTTCTCTTTCGAATGATATCACAAGATCATAGACCAAGGAGTCTTGAATGAAAGATGGATAAAACTTTAGAGATTCTATCCAGATATCTGATATGCTATTATTCTTCATCTTAAGAGCACTTATAGTAAGTGTGTGGACAAAACTATCTAATATGCTATGGGTATAGATTCTGTTATCTCTTTTGACCATCTCACAGGATCGATAGGATGCGAGAAGGATCTCTCCCCGATAATCACTAAAGAGACCTAGGGCTGGAGTGCGATTCTCGTCCTTGCCGAAGATAGATTTTAGGAAATCCTCCGGGTTTTCTGTTATGGAGAGTTCTGGATATTTCCTTTTTAGAGATTTCGCAAATATCCGGCGACCAGAGTCTGGAGGACCTATCAATAGGATTCTCATTCTTGATCCTCTGGAATCCAGTCTTTCTCTCCGATTGGCTTTACTGTCAGTCTGCTTGACGGCAGTCCTTCCTGGATGTGTCTGTTCAAAACAGAAAAAGATTCAGGATGCTCTCCTAGAAATTTATCTAATTTTTTAGTATTTAATTTGTACGTCCACTCTTCATCCCGAATCTCTTTAGCCATTTCTGGCCATTCTAACTCTAGAGTATTCCAATTGACTATTGGAGACGAGCTTGCTGGAATTATTGTTACTGAATGAGATGTTCCCGAATGAGTGTATTTCATACACTCAGACTTCTTCTTTAAAAAAGAAGTGAATCCACCTTGTTCTTCGAACAGATCCATAATCTCCCAAGCCGGAAAGTTCCTCTTTAAATGTTCAGTTACTTCTGTCGAAGTTATAAAAACTCCGGCTGGAAAATGAACGTGAGTAACGGGCTTATCATAGTCCCGACCATCCCAATCTTCAATAGCAACTTTTTGAATAGCCGATCTAATTCTATTCTTTTCTTCAGTGAGCTTCTTTATCTCCTGATCAATCCTATAATATGCTGAAGCTGATTCGTCCAGATTCATATGAAATCCACCCGGTCTCCCCATGTATCTATACTTCTACCACACCTTGGGCAGTTCTCTAGATCAGAATCTCCGACGATTACCCATCGACATCGGCTGTCCTCAGCCTCAGCGATGTGCTTGCAGATTCCCCGGAAGGTAAAGCCGGGGCAAGTGCAAGACGCATCATTGAGGGGAGTAGAAAGAGATGTGACATACACTCCCTCTCCTTTTTGAGAAGGAACAACTCTATTTTCTGGCTTAGTTAATTCAGAACAGAGAGTGTATTTCACTTTAAAACATTATACCAGTCATAAAGTCTCTTGTCAATATTAATCATATTACACACGATTCCCCATCGCAAAACATATCTGCCATCTCATGAGTTTCCTTTTTCTTCCAATTTATCTTCTTGAGACTCTTAACATAAGAATCATATTCTGCCTCACTAATTTCTTGGTAAGGAGCCTGTTCATATCCATGGTCCTGCAACGGCAAGAATGATATAGATTTTAGTCTGCTCTCGTAGAGAGACAGTGCATGAGAGATGTCTCCAGCTTCTTCTGGTTTAAAGGTTATTGTTGCGGAAACTGCATTGTCCGACCAGTACCTATTCATTTGAGCCGCATTCTCTAGCTGCTCCCACATCGAGACCTCTGCCTTAGATCTATCGTAATACTCCTCCTTGATCGGAAAGTAAACAACTAGGGTGTTTGGTCCATACTTATCTTTTTCGATTCTATAATTTGCTTTTCTCAAGGATTCCACTAGGGGAGAATTTTCCTGAAAGCGGATCGTTCTATAGTAGAACTCTGAATGTGGATAGTGAATACCCGGAGTGACCCCAGGTAGCAAAGAAACTGTTCCAGAAGGCTTGACCGTTGTCTTTTTTATTGATCTTGGCACACAAAGCCAATCTGAATATATAGTATCCAGGTCGTTGATATATGAGTACCCCTCGTCGCACCATCTCATATGTTCCCTCACTCCTATCTTCTGAAAGTTCTGAACGATTCCAGACTGGCTTGTTCCGATCCTTCGATTTCTCATCATTACGGCGTTCGAACGCTCATTATGAGTTGGAATTAGAGTTACGGTCTTGGCATATAAATATGAGAACTTTAGAGTTTTCTTATAGTCTTCAAGAGAGTCATGGCGAGATGGAAATGTCTCAACTAGGCAGCAGAGTTCTCTGTCTTCCAAAGTCTGCTCAGCACAAGGATTTACTCCCATAACTCTATAATCCTTGCGCCCATTGTCTCCCATTCTTCCATAGTTCCTACAATTCTCCAACCACACGTATCCAGGTTCTCCATTCTTTGCTGTCATCTCAGCAACGACGGAATAGTCTTCACCAACTTCACAAGATACGCTGTTATTAGAACACCATCTGTGACTAAATAACTCATCCTGATGGATTTCAGGATTTTTTAGATTAAGGAATTCTGTATCTTGGGGAGATCCAAGAGATAGTTCTGCGGTTCTTCTGACGTTCCCAGATACCACACATTTACCTATAACATTCATCAGATCTACAATTGCTGTGGACGTTATCTTTTCTCCGATTAGGGGAGAGAGAATCTTGTCGATATCATCAATCAGATTCATGATAGGTTCTGATCCCTCGGCAACACCACCGAACGTCTTGATAGGTGCTCCCTTCGGTCTAATGAGCGAGTAGTCTACAGTGGAAGGTCTCGCTGAAACTCCTACGTAAGAGTTTAAAACTCTTGACGTTAGATCAACCCAACCCTCCCGAGAATCCTCGACAACATAGTCTTCAGGATGTACCCTGGGCTGTTTTATTGTCACATGTCCTGCTCCAAGGACGTCGAATCCGACGCCGACGCCGAGCATAGACATGTCCATAAGAAATGTAAAAGGCGCTGAGAAATCTGTAGAAAGATCTTTTGTGCTACACATCGCGCAGTTCATTAGCGCAGCTGCTCCGATCTTATCAATAATCGGAGTTCCCATAGCCCAAAGGCCCCTGCCTGGGGGAAGAAATTTCATGTCCCACATTCTCTGATACATCTCTTGAGCAGATTTCTGGGATTTGGAATTTGACCATGGAAGTCCAAATGATTTACAATGGCCTTTTTGAATGGAGTAAACTCCTTCGACTACCCGTCTAAGGGTTTCCCAAAATTCTTCAGTTAGACCATTCTCTTTAATTCTAGAATACGTTCTTTTGTAGGTGACGTAACCTATAGGTCCCCAGTCCGGCTGTTTATCTATGAACTGATCTATGAAACTTTCGTTCAACTTAAATTCGAGTCCGCTCAAATTCCCTCTTTTCCAAATAGTTATAATCTATATAATATATATAGAGATATTTAGTTAATTTTTATTAAAAGTATCTTTAGAAGTACTAAAAGTCAAAGTCTAAAGAGATTGTAGCAATGAGTTGAGGATCTGTCAAATCTTTAACCGATTCTGTCTTTTTGCCATAACATACCAGATAGCAGAGATCTCATGATATAGGAATATATTAGATCTGGAGGAAGACCTCTGTACCTATTGGTAATGGCTATCATTTCATTAGATCTTCTTGATACAAACTCAAGAGCATCCTTAAGCTCGCCCTCGCCTAAATATAATTCCTCCGGCCAAACTATTTTACTTAGCTCACCTGGAGAGATAGAGTCTAAAGGATGTGAGTTACGAAACTCTTCTAGTTGTTGTAGGTAGGAGTCCCAAATGTCATTTGCCGGAGTCCATTCATTATCGTCAATCATGCTATCTATTATACACTAGACAAGGATGATTCTACGGTATAACATATAGACACTAGTAAAAATAAAATGGAGGTGTTTACATGAGAAGAAGTTGGTTGTTAGATGCAATAGAGAGAGTTCTTTGGACTGGTCTCCAGTCTGGGGCTGCTGTAATAATAGCTACAAATAGTTTCAATCTGCTCACCCTTAAGGCTGCGGCTATCGCGGCTGGACTTGCTATAGTTAAGTCCGTTGGGGCGAAGACGATAGGTAATCCAAACGACGCCTCAACTCTCCCCTGATCGGGCGGGATATTCGTTTGAAAAAGGGGGCTTCGGCCCCCTTTGTGTTTAACGAGTTTAACTTTAACACTTTCTTAACATTTGGTTATATTGAGGGTGCTATGATTATCTCATCAATTTAAACAAACAAACGTGAAGGGAAATATGATAACTAATAAAACAGCCAGTAGTCTTATTCCTATGGCAGACTCGTACCTAGAGAATAATATGAATCTTCTCTTGATAGGTCTCCATGGAACAGGTAAAACACAATCAATTCTCGATCTTGCTGAGAGACATGGCATCAAGATCAAGTATTACTCTTGTGCAACTCTTGATCCATATACGGATCTTGTTGGTGTTCCGGTTCCCAAGATCGATGAGAATGGTCGAGAAGTTCTTAAGATGATCAGACCTAGGGAGGTTGATGAAGCTGAACTCATCTTTTTTGATGAGTTCAATCGAGCAGACTCAAAGACAACAAACGCTGTGTTTGAGATAATCCAGTTTGGATCCATCAATGGAGAGAAGCTGCCAAATCTTAGATGCTGCTGGGCAGCTATTAATCCGCCGGACAAGTCTTATGATGTTGAGGAACTTGACCCTGCTCTAATGGACAGATTCGATGCCTTCATCGAAATTAAGCCGAAGCCGTCGATCAATTACATGGTCGAGAGAGGAATTTCTAAGTCCGTTGCGGTTGCTCTAAAGACTTGGTGGGATTCGCACAACCGAGTTAAAAGAGACTTCGCTGATTACATTTCGCCTAGAAGACTAGAGAAGATCGGTCTAGTTTATGAAAAGATGGGGAATATTAAGGCTGTTCAAAATGCTTTGCCTCCGGGCGGTAATTTTGATACCAAGAAGTTGATTAACCTTCTTGAGATTGCAACAGGGAAAAGGATTGGTGAAATCGAGACAAACAACATCGGAGGAATGCCTTCTTCAAAATTCAAGTACGCAGTTGGGTCCTTGTATAAAGACAAGGGTGCTGTCATTAAGCATCTCAAGGAGAATCCTCTCGAACTAGAAACCCACAAGGCGGTTGTGGACGCGCTGAGGACATCTAACGTTTCTCATGAAACAATAATCAAATCCTTCTCAGATATGCTAGAGTCTGTTACTCCGAGTATTCTAGAGGGTTATATCGCTGGACTGTCTCCAGCAAAACGAAGCCAGGTGAGATCTGCTTTCCAGGCAGCAAAATCTCAGAATAAGAACTTTAGCTCTCCTAATCTTGCTAAGATTCTTTCCAAGGGAGCCAGAAGCGGAGATTGGACATAAAATATGGAGCATGAAGCCAAATATTCTGAAGCAATTCGTCTACTTGATAGTCAGTACGCATACTTTGTGACTCACGTACTTAATATCGGAAGACCCACTCACACAAATGCTATTCCAACAGCTTGTGTGAGTGTAAGTAAAGATAACCGAGGAGCAATTGGAAATAATTTCAGCTTCGCTTTTAATCCTCAGTTCGAAATTAGTCTTAGTGTTGAAGATTATGCGTTCGTTATGTCACATGAAACCATGCACATCCTTCTTGACCATTTGGCTCTTGTTTCTAGATTTCAAGATAAAGTCAGGTTCAACATCGCAGCAGATTGTGTTATCAATGACTATCTTGTCGAATCGGGATTGGCTCCTAGTGCAAAACTTTATGAGAATCTAATGTCCGGAGAAAAAAATGTTGGGTATAACTGCGCTCACGCTACTGTGAGTCAAGTCTACGATGATATTCCACAGAGCGTTGTTGATCAGATGGGCAAGGGGATGCAGATTGATTCTCATGACTGGATCCACGATCCAGACGGACTGATGAAGAAAATTCTTGACGAAATTGCGAAAACGGCACCTATTCCGGGTGATTTGAAAGATATCAAGGACGATATTGATCAGCAGAGTGATATAACTAGTATGAAAAAGGCTGGGGATGGGTCAACAGATCTTCAGACTTTCATCGATACACATGGAGTATCGATGAACTGGGTAAATCTTCTGAAAGAGATCAATCCGGACATCTTCAAGATGAAGGGGGGAAAACTTCCGAGGCCCATGTATCACAAGAGACCTAGAAAGCTAGGGTCATTTCCCGAAACGATTCTTCCGATTAAAGAAACTGGTAGACAGAAGAAGCACGGAGATAAACCTGTGATTTTTATGGCACTGGATACATCAGGTTCAATCGGAAATAATACTGCCAGAAAGTTCATAACTCTAGCTAGATCAATTCCTAGATCAGAAATTCATCTTGAAGTTGTCACCTTTACTGCATCAGTCAGACCTCTCGATCTCGATAATCCGAATTTTATGAGTGGAGGAACTGCGTTTAGTCCAATTGAAAAATATATTAGAGATATCGTTATGCCAAAGTATAAGAATAAGTATCCAAGTTCAGTCGTCGTCATCACGGATGGAGAGGCTTCCTTTGACTCACTTCGCCCCCTTAAGGAGAATCAAGATAATTGGACCTGGCTCCTCGAAGGATATGGAAGTAGTTATTATCTAAAGAGTCTGTTTGGTAAGAAGAAGAAATTGTCGGAATTTATCAAATAGTTTATTCTAGAGGGCTTCTTTATGTTAATATGTGAGTAAGTGGTAGGTATAGTCCGAAGTGCTCCATGTAGCAGAGAACTGGGCAGTTGCCCCTTAGGAACGGTTATAGTTAACAACCTACCGCTTACTTACCAACACCTTCTCACTATAAAATAGTGGAGGAACTATGTCTACATCATCAACATCATTTCAACTGAACTTACCTGCTGATTATCCTTATAATCAGGATTTCTCGGCTCAACTGGCAAACATCTCTACAGATACAGAAACCCAACCTACTGTTTCGACCTATGATAGATCAAGACAAGTAGCGCGAGCAGAATATTCAGCAGAAAATAGAAATATACAGGTTCAAACAAAAGTGTTTAGAACGGATCAGGATAATGGATCTGTTGATTTCCAATCATGTTACACAACGGTTAATAAGTCTAAGATATAAAAACGAGGATATATGAGTTATAATCAGAAAAATTACAGAAAGACAGCGGCCACTGGTGTTTTCCATACAGATGGAATAGGAGTAAGTCCTAACGATCCATCTCAAGAATACCTAGGCTGGAATAATGATTTGGTAGATGAGGGTATCGACTTAACTGCTGGTAAGACTACATTAACACAGTTTAATCAGAATTCACAGTTGAATACCTCGGGGAATCAAGCTCAAGTAGATTCGTTTGATGAAGATAGAGCTTATGATCCAGTGCTTAGGCAAAGTTCCTAAGAGAATAAGTGGGTTGAGAAAGGAGGGGAAACCCTCCTTTCTATTGACCGAGGAGAGCATCTCTGCTACGATAGTACTCATGTCAGAAATCCTGAGTTTCGGGAGTTATGAGCGGCTAAATAAGAAAGGCCAGCGTCACCGCACTGACGGCCCTGCGGTTGAGTACGCCAATGGTGGGCTAGAGTGGTGGGAGAAGGGCAAATGCTTCTACTACTATAATCCTCTTGCGAATAATGACTAAGGGGCACCTTCACATTGACGAAGCTGGAGTAGTTCTTCGTTGCTATCATTCTTGTAAGAACCTTTTAATCACCTGGCAGTTTTGGATAGGGACTACTTTGGGGTATCCAATGGAACACTTGCTTTGGGAAAAAACTCCAGGATTCACATGGCTAGCTCAGATTTTAGGGTTGAAATAATCAATCCTTCTAAGCGGGACTTATTGTGTTTTAAATTGTTAATTAATCGACACTCTCCTTGCAGAGTCTCTGTATATATGATATAATGTAATGT